TTTGCGTGCCTGCAATAAAGCATTGCGGACATCTGCCTTGGTCATTTCTTTGCCTTCTACTTCTGTGACTACATCATCAGCTTCGTATCCGTCTGCGTTGAACATAATGTCCTCTGCCCATTCAATTACGTTACTAGCATCCGTTGCTTTAGATTGTAGATCCTCTAAAGTATCTACGCTATCAAACGGATTGTTCTTAACTTCCTTCTTGGGCTGCAGTGGATTGCTTTGCTCGGCAGAAAGTTTAGCTTCAATTTGTTGTAGCTTTTCTTCTGCTGCCTTACGTTTAGCTGTGAGTTCTCCAAAGCGGGCTACTGCACGGCTGCCTAGCTTGTCAGCTAGTTCCCGCAGTTCCTCTTCGGACATTTCGTCTAAATCAATCTGAGAAAGAACTTGCTCTTCTGATTCAGCTTCGGGTTCTTCGTCTTCGGTACTCTCGTCCGATTCCTCTGCACCTTCTTCTTCTTCAGTAGCAATTTCGTCAGCAACCTCTTCCTCGACCTCTGGAGTCTCTTCCTCCTCGGGTTCAGGGGCTGGCTGCCCTAAGCGTTGAATCGCAAAATCCTCCGCTGATATATTTGTTTTTTCTTCCGCTGTAGAGTTTTCGGGTTCAGCGTCTCCCGTTGTGACTTCGTTGTTCATATAATTCCACTCTTCAACGCCGAGCGATAGCTATGTTTTGCATTATAGCACACGAAATGCGTGCTAAGAAATTACTCCGAAGGGGAATGCTTGCCCCAGGTAGACATAGTTAGTATCTGATCGTAACTAAGTATACGTCCTGAAAGTTGTTGGATCTTGTCCGTAGGGGACTCGTACATCTCTGCGATGCACTCCTCCCGCATCTGCTTTACAAAATCTATAAAGCGGTTAAATGAATCGTGCCGTTTAAGGTGCTCGATGTCTTCTTCGATCTGAGGTTTTTCCATATTAATATTGCGGCATTTCCTGGGTGCCCACTTCGCCCATCTGTGCAGGGGTTGTACCTATGCGGCCAATCTCAGCGTTCTGCATTTGTTGCATCTGGAACTGATATTGACCTGCGTACTTCTGCAACCTAGCAGCAAAGGCTTCGTCTTCTTGTAGCTTCTGCTGAATGTCTGGCTGTTGACCGTACTGCTCAAGGACCTGCATAGCAATCTGTCCTCCGCTTGCACGTGCTGGCATTTCGATGCCAGCGTATATCTTGGTTAAGTCATCGGTTACATCCTTAACTACTTGCTGCTGTGCATTTTCGACAGGTGTAAGGACAGAGTCCGCAAGTATAGGATCAACCGAACCCGCAAGAACAGAAATCAATTTGTCTACGTCTATTCGTCCGTTGCGGTCCAGTTGTATAAGCTGAGTCATTTGAGCTAGCTTAACCTCTTGAGACTTGGGATCTGTGTTCAAGACATCGTAGTTAATGGTAATATCAAAGTTTTCATCTGGGTCGCCTCGGTCCATAACTTGAGGATCTGGTACGCCAGTTACACGGAAGAACACTTCGTCTGGTCCAAAGCGCTGGAAGCAACGATAGGCCATGCGCATTACTTCTGCGTTGTGCTGCAAGAACTTGTCTACTAAGAACTGCTTGCGTACACTCGAGATCTGAGAGTTCTCGTCCAGTCCTACTAGACGGTCTGCTTGAGCAGACTGGTTAACTTCCATTTCTACTGAACCCTGGTTGTAAGCAGGAGTAGGCGCAAAGTCTAGATCGCCCTTGCGGCGATAAGGTATCATGCGTCCTGGTCCCCAGTCACTGGGTGCCTGGCCCACTGGGTGCAGAATCGGAGGTAAGGTAGCTAGGCTATTGCGGTCGATCCTGGAGTCACGCTCTACCTTGACTTGGTTCTGTATACCACGAAGTAGATCTGGAACTGTAGTAGTGTCGTACAAGCGCTTGCTGTCTTCGGACAGCTTCGTGACTACAACTGGGTAGTCCTCATAGCCGTTAAGTAGTTCACGCTTCGCATAGGCAGGCGCCTCGTTGTTGTCTCCGCTGTACTCCTTGTGGAATACAGTGCAGTAGATTCCTTCGGATCCATCTTCAGGGTCGACCAGCCGTTGGTACGCATACACGATTTCTATTAGTTCATTTGCTTCGTAAGCGTTATCGGTCAAGCTAGTACTACGGCGGCCTTCCTGTTCTCTTTCAAGGCTATCAATGTTTACCCCTCGGTAGTGCTCAATGATGTAGTCAACGAAGTCTGCGTCCCAGCCTGAAGTTGCTACTTTGTTCTCTAGTTCTTGAGCTGTATAGTAAGTCCGCCAGAAGCAGTAAGGCGCTCGCTGCGGATCAGTTACATACGGAGGGAAAAAGAAGTCCCCGTCGGGGGCTAGTGTTTTAATTTCTGGTGCGTTGATCTGCCTGCGAACTACAGGTAGCTCGGCCTCGCCTGCATCCCTAAGTTCCTTCAGTGCTTTTTTTGCACGTTTTTCTGTAACTCCTTCAAAAATGTTTTGCAGAATAAAGACCAGCTCGTCGTCTTTTTCTCCTGACTGCACTGCCCCAAAGATGTTTGGGTCAAGTTCTGCAATCTGTTCTAGTGTAAGTTTTTGCAAAAACTGTCGGTCTTCACTATGCCACCCAACGTATGTAATTAAGAGGCCTCGCTCTAGCAAGTAGTTAGCGCCTAGTTCCATTTCACGCTTATAGCGTGGAATATATCCGCTGGTAGTCATCCACTTCAGAAACGAAGACACGATCTCTGCACGAGAAATGTCGCTGGATTCTACTGGGTAAGCCCGAATGTTCGAACGGTTAAGCGAAGACATGAATAGGGATACCAGTCGTGTAATGCGTTCGTCGATTACGTGACTCTCTGTATCAGATGCGCCTTCCCATGGGAATGCGTCTGCTCCATGCTTGCGGTGATCACGGCTCTTGCCTGGCCACCAGTTTCTGCGGTCGTCGTAACTTGTACGACATAAATCAAAATAGGACTCCAGTTCGTTTACCGTTTCGTCGTAGGCGTTACGCAGTGCATTTATATCGGGGTTTGCATCAACGTATGTTAAGGCTTCAAAAGTAGATTTATTTTGCATTTAATTTTTTTCGGATTGATTTTGTCATCTCGTGGATGTAACCCTTGTGAACGCCAATTTTATCACATAATTCTTGTGGAAGCATAGCCTTGTCTAATTCGTGCCTTACATGACGATTCAGATACTCCCATCCAGCTAGACGGTGAACCTGTTCTTCGATCCATTCTGGATCTAGAGTAATATCTTTTTCATCGGACATAACGATAAGATGTGCCCCTTTCGTCTTCAATGGCTTCGACATTTACATTTTTACCTTTTGTTAGCCAGTCCTCAAACTTACGAGCAATAACCATCGGGACCTTCTTTTTTATTTCGTGTATGTACACGTATACATAACTACGGTTGGGTGCCTTGGAGTGCACTATGCCCCTGTATCGCTTAGGCATAAGCTCTGGTATATCAACGGCTTCGGCCAGCAGTTCCTGCCCTTCTTCGTTTATCCACCTGGCGTAGCCAGTGCCCGTAATGGTATGCTCTGGTAGCTTTGTTTCTACTAGTTCTACAATTTCATCTACTTGTACTTCGTGCTCTGCAGCTATTGTCTTAAGTCTTTTCTTGGGCATATTAATATCCTCCTTTATTTGTTCTGGTTGTTTGCATGGATGCACTGGACATAAAGTCTGGTCCTTCGCCTCCGTTAGACATTCTTAAGTATCGTATTACGTCGAAGAAATCCTTTAGTGGTTCGTCTGGTTTTCCCTGCTTGTTATAGTTTATCAGACTATCTATAAGGTTTCCGCAGTCCTTGTGTATATAGCACAGTGGCCTGTTACTTGCATCAATGCTTACGTTAGGGTTGTAGTTAAACCAGTCGTCCAGGGCTGTAATGCCCTGGTCTTCCATTGCTCCGTTTGACGGTATAAAGCTAAGACCAAAATCATAGAACGAAGTAAACAGGTCGTCGTTGTTTTCGTTTTCTTTTGCAAAGAACCTGGAGTCCCCGATGCGCTCGGTTACTTCGATTCCCAGGTCCTCTTCGATTTCTTTGAATAGCTCGCAGTATCCTTCTACGTTGAGGCCTACCTTCTTAGATGCTGGGCCGTATCTCCACTTGGGATCTCCGAAGATTGCCCACTCCCCAAAGCTGTCACGGTCTGGCCACTCCTTGCGGATGTACACCTCTCCGTTGTCGTTTACTCCAGCCCAGATGCAGGTGTAGTTCCTTGCGCCTGCAGGGTCAACTACCTGGTAGCAACTAAACTTGGACTTATTCGATATATCGGGGAACTGCATCCCGTATTTGTTTGGCTCTGAAGTCAGCACGTTGACTTCTGTATTGAAGTAAGGAAGCAAAGCATTTGCTGATTTGACTGGGACGCCGTAGGCACGGACCAGTATCTCTGAGTCAGGCCTACCTACTAAGTCCTTGGCTATACGTTCGTAACCACCAAACGGGTTCTCGTCTGAGTGCAGGTAGATCACAGAGGCATCACGGCTAGGGCTGTATTGCTCTATAGGCACCGCCTTGTTGTTCAGCAAAGCCGCAGGCTTTGTCTTAAGGGTCTCTGCGTTCTTCAGGTATTCTGATATAAAAGGGGTATAGCCATCGATAGGTGTAAATCCTATAAGCATCTTGGAGTCCCGAGTAGCCAGACGGAATCTAAGGGTATTGACTAGAGCTGCATCTCCAAGGTATTCGTCCAGC